AGGAGCAAACATTATGCCAAATGTTATTCTCAATGATAGATTTATCGCATTGATTATATTATTAAGCAATTCAATAAGAGGATTGAGAATCTTAGCAGGATTTTCAAGTAGTTTTATCAATCCTACAACAACACCACCCAGGAGAACATTCTTTAGAAATCTTCCAAGAAAATCAAAGATGTTGAATACAGGGCTCATTACTCGATTCTTTAAATCTTCAACGAATTTTTTAGACTGCCCTTCTAACTTTTCCTCCTTTCCTCTTTTTTTAGCTTTCTCAACTTCTTTTCTTTCTTTTTCTTCCTTCTTTTTTTCTGTTTTAAGATCCGCCTCCAATACAGCAACAATTTTATTCATATTAGTGGCAACAATAGCCAGAGAATCTGCAATATCTGTAAGATCCTGCTGAGGAGTTGCAGGAGTTGATTTAACAGATTGTTCTTCCTGTTCAGTAGATGTAGTACCCTTAACAATATCAGTAACAGATGTATTTGGTGTAGGTGTTGTGGGTGTTTTATTTGTTAAATCTTCAGTATCAGGGGTATATGTTCTTGTAGGATTATTTGATACAACTGATGTTGCTGTAATTGGTTTTTTCTTAACCTTGAATCTACCTGTATTCCTTTTTACTCTCTTAAATTCATTTGTAAGTAATTCAACTTCATCAGATGGCATCTTACTGTCAGCCATCCTACCTTCCATCATCTTCTCTCTCAGAAGTGACTTATAAGTAGAAAAATCAATATCATTTACATTTTCAATACCAAGAATTCTAAGAATAACTTCATCAATTTCTTCATCAACTAGATCATCACCCCTTTCTTCAAGATATTGTGTAGGAGCAGCAAGAGCCGTATTCTTTTTGCCTTCCTCACGAATTTGATTAAGGAGTTCGTCTAGATTCATTAGCCCTGTTCAGCGTTTTTTCTCTTCAACTCCTCCTCTTCCAAGTGTTGTTGTAGGAGGGTAACGTAGATGTCACGTTCCCATGGCATCATATTTTCTATCTCAGTCAATGAATATTTATGATACTGCATCAAAGCAAAGTTGAGTCGAAAATAATTCTCAAGATCCATATGGATCAGGGCTATGCGAAAAAACTTGATAGCCCTTCAAGAACAATTTGGCTTTTCTTCTTAGTTTTTGGATTTACAACTGTGGTGCTATAACTCAATTTCGGCATAGTTTCAAAGAACTTTTCAATTTGTTTGAATTGAACTGAGTTCATCTGTTCAAGAAAATCAATAATCTCTTTCTTTGATACATCATCAGCAGACCATACTTCCTCTTCATTGTAGATCTTATCTACACAAGTAGCAATCACATCAAAAGATTGTTCAAATTTATCTGCATCATTAAAATCAAAATTGTTCTTAATAAATTGATCAAGTGATGGATACTTCATTTCCATCATCAACTCATCATTAATCTTAATTTTTTTATTATGTTCCTTATTTTCAATTACTTTTATTTCATCAAGAGGAATTGAAATGGAAATTTCTGTTTTTCCATCATCAGGAGCGGTAATATTCACATCCACCACCTCACCAACTGATTTACCTCTGATATTCAAGAAAATATACTCAATATCAAAAGTGGGCAGATCCTCAATTTTTACACCTCTTGTGAGAACACAATTCTTAATTACACTTTTGATAGCAGTGGTAATCTGTTTAACATCTTCAGTTTCAAGAGCAAGAACCAGAACCTTCTCTTCTTTTACCAAAAAGGGTCTGTATTTTACTGATTCTTTTGTGGAGGGAAGTTCCAACTCATAGGTAGGAGTTGAAATAGTTGGTAATGGCATAATAACCTAAACACTTCATTTTTTTTATTTAGGAGAGATCTCCAATATCAAAATTTTGATCAAGTGGCAAAATACCACCTCCATCATTAGCATCTCCAGCATCAGGAGCTATTCTAGATACATTTCCAGAGGAACCTTGAACATCCCCTCTTGTTCTAATATATCTGGTATATGCCATTGAGATAGTTACTCTAAGAACATCACTTCCATTATAAGAAATAGGTGTAGATATGATATTAAGTGGAAATCCATCAACAAAGGTATATGTTAAGAATGTACTTGCTGAAATTTCTCTTCTGGTAAGACTTTTTTCAAACTTTCTTACAGTGAAATTACATTTATATCCACCACCACCTTTTGGGTATCTCATTCTATAGAAAGCAGAAGTGCTCTGCAAATCACTCCTAGTTACATCAGATGCATCAACTTCAACACCATTAATGTAATCTATCCAACCATCAAAGAATTCAATAGCATCATAGCTTTGATTCACATAAAAAGAAAAATCTATTAGATCATCAAACATTCTACGATATGGCTGTCTTTCTCTCACACCAGAATAATCATTATCCATATCTACAGTTGCAAGAGAAGTTCCTGGCAACTTAGCAGAAAAACAACTTAGTTCGACAACCTGTCCATCTAATGCATAATTAAAATTTCTTCCAGATTTAATTAAATATTGTTGTACTGATGTGGGTGGTGTTATTCTAACTGAATATGATGATGTTTGAGCAAGGTTCAACATCCTACTCTTCACATCAGATAATTTAAAAGGTCTGAAGTTAGGATCCTGTTGTGCGTTGTTGCTCGCCATCTAAATAGGTTTATCTTCCTTATTATGTAGCCTGGTTATGGGAGAAAGTATCAAATCCATATATAAACCCCAAAACCCACACAAGTATCAAGGTAATCCTAATAATATTATTTGTAGATCAACATGGGAACGTCGTTTTTGCCATTGGTGTGATGTAAATGATGATATTGTAAAGTGGGCATCAGAGGAGTTTAGTATTCCTTATCTTTCACCCATTGATAATAAAGTACATAGATACTTTCCTGATGCTCTGATAGAAATCAAGGGCAAAAACGGAAAACCAAACAGAAAGTGTGTGGTAGAAATAAAACCCAAGAAACAAACAAAACCTCCTGAAAGAAAGGAAAGAATTACAAAATCCTTTATCTATGAAGCAAAAACTTTTGCTGTTAATCAGGCAAAGTGGAAAGCAGCTGATGAATTTTGTAAAGACAATGGTGTTGAATTTATGATTATCACAGAAGATCACCTCGGTATCAAGGATTATGGCAAACCCAAGAGATCCAAGCGCAGAACAAGAAGAGTATCTAGCAAGTAATACAATTAGAACTAATATTCTACTTGATCAATGTAATAATTTAACTGATTCTGATGATATGATGATGTTGATCATTGAAACACTCAATGAAACTGAGGTTGTTCCAAGAGAAGGCAGATATTACACTTTCATCTATAAACCAAAAACAAATAGAATTAGATATGATGAATATCCTCTTGTTGCAGTAACTAATATTGAAAAATGGGGTTTCAGGGGAATAAATTATCACTGGGGCAGTTTTAGAAATTATACTTGGCAGGAAATTCAAGGATATCTACACGTTGTATATCCTCTTGAATTGAATGATATGAGATCAATTCCTTATCAAAATTTCAAACTCAACATCTTAAGCTAAATACTTAAAAAAATATTCATGGCTCAGTTAACTGATTGGGAAACTCAGAATAATCCATCATATTTTTATCCTGATATTCTATCAGCAGAGTTTGAGGTACCCTATGGTAGGAAGGGGGCTGCAAGAGGAACCCAAAAACTTAGGATTGAAGTTGAGGAGAAAACTGGTGCAATTAAGGCATTTGCAATTCCACCTATCAATCTAGATACATCAAGTTTTAGCTCTCTGGGAAGAGTTCCAACTAATGATCCAACTCCAGATCAAGAAATAAATATATTATATCTCTCAGCAAATTCAACAGAACCATCCAATGATGGCCAAGATTTTGTATACACACAACTTCTGAGGCAAATTACAACAAATCTTGATGTAAGCCTTTTTGATATTTTTGGAGATGCTGCAACAGAAGCGCTATATGAATATATTAAAAATAAAGTAGATACTGGTGTTGCAACTCAAGAAAACATTGAGTTCTTTGATTCCTTAAAACAAACCGCCAATTATTCTAAGTTATTTACGAAGGATCAGAAAAAACAGAAAAAAAATAAAAAAAACGAGGAGAATAACGAAAAAGATAATATACAAGAAGATCCAGATGGAGAAGGTCAAAGTTTCTCCCAATTTAAGGAAAGATGGAAAGAAAGTGATTCAGATAAAATAAAAGAATATGTTTG